AGGAGACTAAATAATGTTAGGATTACTTAAACCACTTGTTTTAACAGGACTAAAAAGCCCTAAGTTTAAGCAATTTGTAGTTGATCTATTAGAAAAGCTAGTAGAGCAAACAGATAACAAGCTAGATGACAAAGCACTAGCTATAGTTAAAAAAGGTCTAGACATAGAATAAATGACAAATTCCATCCAAGTTATAGATGATTTTCTACCTAACGAAGTATTTGAAGCTTTTGCATATACATGTATGACTGAAGCTATTTATGCACCAAGTGATTCAACTGCCGGACTTGACGAATGTGATGGAAGTATAAATAAGTTTGGTGAAGATTTAACTCCAGTAGATCAAAAAAATTTTGCTGAAGTAATGTTTCAAGCTCTTTTATTTCGTAGGAATCCTTCATATAATATAGTACATGATGTTTTTTCTTGTTACCCTTTATTTTATAAAAAACTTGAAGAACTTTTAAATGTAAAACGTTGGTGGATACTACGACTTAATGCTACCATGGGTCAGTCAGAACCTCATCAAGGTCGGTATCATGTTGATTTTGATGAAGAACATGGAGAGCTTTTTGCTGATACTACAACGGCAATTTTATATTTAAACACAAATACAGGCGGAACTAAATTTAGAGACACCGGCGAGTTTGTTCAATCTAAAAGAAATAGATTAGTAATATTTCCAACTCATACTTATCATGCAGGTGTCTGGAGTACAGACGCAAAACTTCGTTTCGTATTAAACATGACTTATGAAACAAAATGAATGAACTAAAAAAACTACCCAGAAAAGCAACAGAGGAAAGTTTTAACGAGCTACACTATCTTGTTACAGAAGACTTTTTACGTAGAATAAGAAGCGGAGAAGCTACCACACAAGATCTAAAAGCAGCTTGCGATTGGCTAAAAACCAACGATATAACAGGTGTTGCTTTCGATGGTAGTCCTTTAGATAAGCTTAACAAACTTCTACCTACCGTTGATCCTTCACTTGTTAAGAGGAAAGTATATGGCAAAAACAGCTGAATACTATAAGAAAAACCCTAAAGCTGCGGCTAAGCGTCGTAAGCAGCAGGCAAAATATAATAAAACAACTAAAGGTCTAGCAATACGAGTTAATGCAAACAAACTTAATCGAAAACTTGGCACTTACGGTAACAGAGACGGTAAAGACTCTTGCCATGCAAAAGGCAGTACTACTAAAGGAAAGACGTGCCCAGCAAAAGTTAACCGAAAAAGCAGAACTAAAAAGAAAGCATGACCCCATTACTACCTAACCCTGATCACTATTTACACAATTTAATAACGATGACAAGTTCAGATTCAAAACGGCTCTGGAGAAGAGCTATCAAAGAGCACTTTAATTGTCAATGCGTTTATTGCGGAGAATTTCATGAATTACACAACCTTACAATCGACCACGTACGCCCGAAATGCAAAGGTGGTAGAGATATTACAACAAATGTTGTACCCTCATGTAGACGATGTAATCAGGAAAAGGGTAGTAAAAACTGGCTCGACTGGATGAGGTCGACATTTGGTATTACAGATAGAGAGCACACAATTTTATCACACATAAATTAATGACAAGAAGTAGAACCACTGAAAAGATTAATCTTAGTGCAAGTGTATTATCACAAAGACAAAAACGTTTAAAATACTTAAAAGACAGGCTTGCTGGTGTTATAGAAGATCGTTCTAACATGAGTGAAAACTATCTTAGTATAGGCAGTGAGACAAAATACAAAAAATTAAATGATCGAATAGCTAAATTAAATTTTGAAATTATGCTGCTGGAAGGTGGTACAATAAAAGATAACCATGTAGCAGAATGGATAAATAAAAATAGATGGAAATATCAAAACCCATATACTGGAGAAGTAAGAGATTTTAAAGTAGGAGACCGTTTTAATTTAGATTATGGTGGCTACGATAATAAAAATAAGGTTGTTTTAGAAAAGAAAGACTGGACTGGTGGGAAACACGGTCATAAAATATGGAACGCTGATCCAAATGATACATCAAATTATCAAACTTTTCAATTAGACAGGATTAGGAACCGTATAGAAGACTTAAAAATTGGCAAAACATCTACCTCTATATACCAGCTTGAAGGAGAATCAGATGAAATGTTTAATTTAAGAAAACAAGATTTTAGTAAGAAAGTTCGTGTAAAAGACGGTCAGATAGTAAAAAACGAGCCCGGATCAACGAGTATGTTGCTGTCAGATTTTCAGAGATCAACAGATCATAACATAGTTGAGAAAGAACATAATCTAGTTACTAACGATTTAATCGAAAAGTTAAAAATTAGTAGTAGCGAATCCAAACGTGATTTATCAATAACAAATGGTACGAACTAATGACTGATGAAGAATCTAGGATTGACTTAAAAAAACGCCTAGCTGGAGTCGGAATTGAAGTAGGTAGTGGTATCGGTACAGATTTGTTAACAGGTGCATTATTAAATCCACTTACTTTAAAAGCAACAGCTGGTTTAAGCGGTCTTGCTTATGGTGCTATCAACTTTGGTCAGGGTGCTTATACTAACTATTTAGTACAAAAGCATCTATACGGAGAAGACGAGATTAACTGGGGCGAAGTTATAGGTTCTGGTGCAGCTGGTGCTATACCATTTATGAACATTGGAGCTAGTAAAGGAGTAGCTAAAGTTGTTGGTCAAGCTGGTTCTGTAAAGCGTGGTATTACTGGTGGATTAGCTACAAGTTTAATTAGTGAGCAGACACGGGTAGGTATAGATGAAAATAGACTTTTATCACCAACAGAAATGGCTATAGCTGCTGGAACTGGTAGTATTTTTGGTGGTGGCTTTACAGCTGCTGGTAAAAAGCTACAAAAAGTTCAAGCTAACCGTGCATACAAAAAATATTATGGTAACTATGGCTCACCAGCAGAAGCTGCAAGAGCAAAATATAATGTCAACTCTGATTTACAAGGTAAATTACTAAAAGATATACAAGCTGATGATTATGACTTACCGGTTGTAGATCCAAAAATAGGTCAAAGAATAACAAGCTGGAAAGCTTACGGTGCATCCGATACAGCAACTGAAACAGCTGTCAATTCTTGGATGGGTCGTATGAATATGCCTAAAAATGCAGACGGTGAATATGTATTTGATTATAATGTATACTTAGATGCTATTAAAACTGGTAAAATTAATTCATATACCGATGCACGTATATTTATCGGTATGTTTCAAGCAGCCGGTGCAGCAAAAGCTGGTAAAACTTACGAAAAAACACTTAAAAGAGATTTTATTACCAGATATAAAACTTTATTTGATGTTTTAGGTATTCCAGATGGTCATTTTCAACCACATCATATTATGCCATTAAAAGCTTCTATGCCTTTATATCACGGTTTAGTGTATGGTAGTGAAGAGTGGTGGAAACTGACTGCACATTTGTTAAAACGAAATATACAAGCCGGAGATAGTTTAGAAAATTTACAAATGCTTATAGGTGCTGGACGTTCTACTACTCCTCGTGCGGGAAGAACACCAGCTACAGGGTCTAAAATAAAACTTAATAAAGGTAAAGTTAAGACACCTCATTCTATACAGCATGCTTATATTAGAGATAGAGATAATGGAATAGGTGAATCTGGTCAATATTTTTTTGACCAAGCTATGCTAACTAAACTTAAGAATGAACCTAATTCTAGAATACCTATTACAGATAAGTTTCTTAATAAAATGCGTAGAGGATTTGATCTAACTAACGACGCTCAACGTATATATAATGGAATGTTTGACATGCGTGAGTTAAGTGAAAAGGATCTTAAACTAGAGTTAGACGGATTAATAGCTGTACTCAACAAACTTGATAACGATGGATATTTACCAGATTATCTTAATGTAAAAAAAGATTTTCAAGTTGATCTTATGTCAAAAGTTATCAAACAAGTTGAGAAAGATGGTAATGCAGACGCATATATCAGAATGATAGAAGGTGAACGAGAGTTACAAAAGATAAAAGAGTCGATTGAAGATGCAACTGCTAAGATGGCACAACTTGATATTAATATTAAGACACTATCTCAAAATATGAGTATAGCAGAAACTCAAAAGTATCTGGCAAAGGTCACTAAACGTAACGCATCTAAATGGTCTATAGTTAGTGATAAAGATGACGCTTTTGAAATGGCTGAAAAGATTTTAAAACCTCAGTTTATTTTACCAAATGGTCAAACAAGAATCTTTAATAATTCTGGTTTAACTTATAAAGTAGCTGTTAATATGCTTGCTAATTTAATATATGAGAATAAATGAACAGTCTACAATTACTAAGACAAGACTTTAAAATGTTTCTACAGGCACTCTGGCACGAGCTGGGGTTGCCTGCACCTACGAGGGCACAGTATGCGATTGCAGATTACTTGCAGAATGGTCCCAAGCGACTACAAATACAGGCGTTTCGGGGAGTTGGTAAGAGCTGGATTACTGGTGCTTTTGTTTTATGGACTTTATTTAATGACCCCGAAAGAAAAATAATGATTATCTCTGCCTCTAAGGAGAGGGCAGATAACATGTCGATCTTCTTGCAAAAACTTATCATTGAGACACCATGGCTAAACTTTTTAAGACCGAAAGCGGACGATTCTCGTTGGAGTCGCATCAGTTTCGACGTCGCTTGTTCACCACACCAAGCCCCAAGCGTAAAGTCGGTAGGAATCACTGGGCAGCTAACAGGAAGCCGAGCCGATCTCATGATTTTAGACGATGTAGAGGTTCCGGGCAACAGTATGACGGAGCTTATGCGTGAAAAGCTACTACAACTATGTACTGAAGCGGAGTCGATCCTTACCCCGAAGAGCGATAGCCGTATTATGTATCTCGGGACTCCTCAGACTACTTTTACTATTTATCGTAAGCTGGCAGAGCGTTCGTATCGTCCCTTTGTTTGGCCCGCAAGATACCCAAGAGGAAGAAATATCACCCAGTACGAAGGACTCTTAGCACCAGAAGTACAAGCAGATATAGATAATGGAGCAGAAGAATGGGCTCCTACAGATGATCGGTTTACAAACGAAGACTTACTGGAAAGGGAAGCTTCTATGGGTCGATCTAACTACATGTTACAGTTTCAATTAGACACAAGCCTATCAGATGCAGAAAAATTCCCACTTAAGATGGCAGATCTCATTGTTACTAGCGTTAACCCTGATACTGCACCCGAAAACGTTATATGGTGCTCAGATCCAGCCAATGTCATTAAAGACGCACCCACAGTTGGATTACCGGGGGACTATTTCTATTCACCTATGCAACTGCAAGGGGATTGGAGCGAATATGACGAAACCATTTGTAGCGTTGACCCATCAGGAAGGGGTACAGACGAAACAGCGGCTTGTTATCTATCCCAACGCAACGGAATCATCTATTTGCATGAAGTGCGAGCCTACAGAGACGGGTACAGTGATAATACCTTGCTCGACATCCTTAGAGGATGTAAGAAGTACAATGTATCAAGCTTGGTTATCGAAACAAACTTTGGAGATGGAATCGTAAGTGAGTTATTTAAGAAACATCTTATTCAGACAAAACAAAACATATTTATTGAAGAGGTCAGAGCAAATGTCAGAAAGGAGGACCGTATTATTGACAGTCTTGAGCCTATTCTCAACCAGCATCGCCT